AGTCCGGACGGACTCGCGAGGGTCGTACATTCGGACATCCGATTTATTTGAGATTGTCGGTCATGCTGGCGCCTACCGTTCTTGCGGTGTGGGCGGAGGCATCACCGGTCAAGGCGCAGATTGCTTGCTTATCGACGACCCCGTGAAAGATCGCGCAGAGGCGAATAGTGCCACGGTGCGACAGTCTATTTGGGACTGGTACACATCTACGGCGTATACACGCTTGTCTCCGGGCGGTGGTGTGATCGTCATGGCTACGAGGTGGCACTTAGACGATCTCATTGGGCGCCTCATTGAAAACATGGAGAACGGACAGGGCGATACTTTTACGGTCATTAACTATCCTGCGATTGCTGAGCATGATGAAATCCATAGGCGGAAAGGCGAGGCGCTGCATCCTGAGCGTTATTCGTTAGATCAGCTTAAAAAGATTCAGAAAACTGTCGGATCGAGGGATTGGGCTGCACTGTATCAGCAGCATCCGATCCCGGAGGGAGGCAACATATTCAAAGCCGAATGGTTCAAATACTGGACGGAATCGAGCTTGCCTCCTGAGTTTGATCAGATCGTAACGTCGTGGGACATGACGTTTAAGGATTCGAAGAACTCCGACTATGTGGTAGGACAAGTTTGGGGAAAGAAAGGCGCTAATTTTTATTTGCTTGATCAAGTTAGAGGTCAGTGGGACTTCGTTAAAACACGTGAGATGTTCCTCATTCTTGCGCACAAGTGGCCCAAAGCGTTACGCAAGTTGGTTGAAGACAAAGCGAACGGATCAGCGATTATCTCTGAACTTCAAAAAACCGTCAGCGGCATTGTTCCGGTTACTCCGAAGGAATCTAAGGAGGCCCGTGCGAGCGCGATTACGCCGTTTTTTGAGGCTGGCAATGTTTACTTGCCGGATCCGAAGAAAACGCCATGGATGGGTGCATTTGAAGCTGAATTGCTGAATTTCCCAGCCGGCGCCCACGATGATTGTGTCGACTCCCTAAGTCAATGTCTTAACTATTTCCGCAACGGCTCAGGCGTCATTTTGACCCGAGAGCAGATGCAGCAGGCACGTTTTAGATTTTGAAAATCATGAATCAACTAGACGAAAACAAACGCCGAAAGATCAATCAAAAGATCATCGATGCGGTAAGCTCTCGCTTCGTGCCTCCTAGAAGATCGTTCTCAACCGAAGAGGCCAAAACGCTCTTTTATCCTCCGATTACCTTGAACACAAAAGAGCCGGAGAAAGAAGAGTCTCGTTTTACAAATGATGCCGCGATTGGCTCGAGTTTCAATGCGTACTATGCCTCACTGACACAGCACGCTTTGGATTTAGGCCAGTTCCCGATGACTTCATTCGTCGGCTACGGCGTCCTGCAGAATATCGCCCAGAACGGCATGATCCGCACCTGCATTCAGACCGTTGCAGATGATATGTGCCGGGAATGGATTCAGGTCGAGGGCGGAGAAGACGAATCGGCAGACAACGTAAAGAAGCTACAAGATCTTCAGGAGAACAAATATCGACTGAGGAAGCTCTTTAATGAAGCTCTGAGCATTGTTGGTTTCATGGGAGGATGTTTCATTTTCGTTGACACAGGAGTTGAAGGAGAAGCGCTAAAGCTTCCTCTCAATTATTCCGACAAGTCAGCCGAGCTAGTGGGCGAGGATAAGGCGATCAAATTTATCGTTATTGATCCGGTCAATGTCTCGCCGGGATTTTACAACGCCAGCCAGCCGCTCAAAGACGATTATTTGAAGCCGAGATCTTGGTTCGTTCTTGGCCAAGAGGTGCATGCATCTCGTCTTATTCGACTAGTTGACAATGAACCTCCGCTGCTTCTGAGGCCTGCCTATAACTTCCTTGGAATCCCACAGGCTCAGATCCTTTGGGATTACGTTCTCCACTGGAACAAAGCCCGGGAAACAGGGGTCAGCATTCTGGAGAAACTCAACCTCACGGTATTCAAAACAAATTTCGCTGAGGCTTTTGAGGCTGGCGGGATTGAGCAGTTAGACGCGAAGATGATGCTTCTACAGCGTTACCGTTCGAATGAGGCCATTTTTGCATGTGACTCTTCGGAGGATCTGCAGAACATCACTCTGACGATCTCAGGAGTTGAAGGCATCATCCGGCAGGCATTGGAATTCATTGCGGCTATCAACCGAACGCCGGCGGTCAAGCTCCTCGGAATCTCTCCGAGTGGTTTCAATGCGACCGGTCAGAGCGATATCCGGAACTATTACGACCATATCAAGTCGAAGCAGGAGCTCAATCGAGACGCAATTCAAACCGTCTTGAAGGCTATCCAGTTGGTTGAGTTTGGTCATGTTGATCCGTCCGTTACATTCAAGTTCAACGAACTCGGAGAGGCCGATGCCGCTGCTACAGCAATCACAGCTAAGACAAAGGTCGACATGCTGGCAGTGCTGCAGGATCGAAATGTTCTGAGCGCTGAAGAAGTCCGCGAGTTTGTCCGCCGTGATTCAGATATGGGTCTGGACTTCATTCCGGAAGAATTGCCGGAGGGGATGGAAGGCGAACTCATGACTGATGATCCCAGTCAGCAGAATGAGCTGATGAACAACTTCCTGAAACAGCGATCGGCTGAGAACGTGGCGCCGGCGCCGAAGACTGATGAAGACAAAGCTGGAGAGATTTTCTAATGAAGACTGCTCGTGCCGTTCAGCCGAATCTAGGCAGACAAGCGAAGTTCAAAAGGAAGCTCGACACCTTCTTGAAGTCCTTCAGAAATAGGATTCTCAACGAGATACTTCTTTATCTGTCTGATGCTGGAGGATTGACCGAGGACGCTTCCTTAACGTTCCGTCCGGATGATCCTCTCGATCGCGCACGGCTTCGGAATATCAAGGAACGAATCAACCGCTTGGTTCTTCGTGATCCTGATCGATTCCGTCGCAATGTTGATGACTTCATTGCCCGCAACATGGGCAACTGGATGAAAACCGCAGATCGGGAAACACGTCAGATCGCTGAATGGTACGTGAAGAATCTCGCTACTGATGTCTCAACGGCCCAGAAAGCATCACTGCTGGCTGCAGGAGTTCCGGCTTCGGTTTTTGCCTACGAGATGAGGCAGACGCGAAAGCACTTTTTCATTACGCCACAGGCAGTGAATGAGCTCCCGCGTATGGTCGCCGACACGACAAGCCTCATCAGCAACATCACAACGTCTGAGCTGACAAACATCCGTGCGGCCTTTATGGATGCGTATGAAGGTCGCGGTACCTATTCGCAGATTGTCGAAGCTCTTGGCCGTTCTTCTTCGTTTACAGCTCAACGAGCTCAGCGTGTGGCAATTGACCAAACTCTCAAATTGAATCAGCAGATTCAGCAGGCTAACTGCAAAGGTTTGGGCATTACTCGCGGGGTTTGGATTCACGTCCCCGGCAAGTACACCAGTCGAGAAAGCCACATTGAGATGAACGGCAAAGAGTTTGATCTTTCTAAGGGTCTTTACGACAAGGAAGTCGGGCGGAATGTGATGCCAGGTGAGCTTTACTGGTGCAGATGCCAGTTCAGAAGCATTCTTCCGGATTAAACAATATTCGAGGTTATTACTGTGGGAAATCTAAAACGCACGGTTGCAATTGATTCTGTGAGCGTTCGATCTGTTGATGACAATGGTTTCCTCCATGTCCAAAAATCTCCGCTGACAAGAGTTCAGGTTGCTCCGTATTACGGCCAGGAGATTGCAGGCTGGCGAGAGCTCGGACTTGATCCGGAGAAGATTTATCACGCCTATCGACCGCCCGAAGAACTCAGCTCTCCCGAAACGATTCAATCAATTAACGGTATCCCGATTCATCTTGAGCATCACGATGATCACGGAGCCCCCGAGAACAAACAAACTCGGGTCGGCACTACCGGAACGGACGGAGCTTTTGAGGCTCCGTTTTTAGTTAACTCTCTGCACATTTACGACAAGGACGCACGCAGCAGGATCGAAGACGGTTCAATGCGTGAGTTGAGTCTTGCGTACACGTTCGAGCCCGACTTCTCGCCGGGTGAGACACCTGATGGAGAGAAATACGACTATGTGCAACGCAAGATCAGAGCGAACCATCTTGCGCTTGTTGAAACTGGGCGCGCTGGGCCTGAGGTAAGAGTTCGCGATTCTAATAAGGACTTTCTCAATATGGAAAAAGATGACGCTGTTGAGCAGGCTGAAGTGACGTTAGCAAAGGCGATTATCGATTTGCATTCCGTTGATCCTAACGGAAAAATCGTTGACGGCGCTCAAGATGATGACAAAGACGCGATGATTCAAAAAATCATCGAAGGACTGAAGGCAAAAGGCCTGACGGACGAAGAAGCTGAAAAGCTTAAGACCACTCTGTCTGACCTGGCTTACTCTCAGGCTACAGGAGACGAAGATCCTAAGCCCGATGAACAAAAAGAGGCCCAGGACGACGATCCGGAACTTGATGAAAAGATGAAGGATCCGAACTTCAAGGCTGGTTTTGAAGCTGGCGTTCTCTACGGCGAAAAACGTGAAAAGGACGATCCTAAACGCATCGATTCTGATCACGAACGCGAAGGCGAAGAACGCTATCTCGAAAAAGAAGCGGAAGATGCATTGAAATCCTGTGGTCTTGATGAAGCTTCTGAAGAAGAGAAGAAGGCTTTTGCTGCCGGATTGAATTACGCCCAGAAGAAAGATGAAGGCGCACAAGATGAAGATCCGAAACCTGATGATGGCAAAGAAGAAAAGAGTTCTGCCTCTGACTCCATGAAGATTCTCCGAAACGCCATCTACTCTGAACTGGCCGCAATCGAAGAAGTCAAGCCGGTGTTAGGTGTTATCCGTGCCGGATCCTATGACTCCGCAGGTTCCATCTATGTGGCAGCACTCAAGAAACTCGGTTTGAAAAACATCCCCGCATCCGAAGCTCGTTCTGCGTATCGCGCCTACATGCAGGGTCGAAAGGCCTTAGCTGGTGCGAAAGACTCCGGCGCCAAGGTGACCGAGAAGCCGACTGCCGTCAGCGCAATTTTGAACAATGTTAAATAAATAGGAGATTTTTTGATGCTTCAAAAATCTGTAGGTCTCTATCCTGCTATCGGTATTCCGGGACAGCAGGTTGCATTCAATCAGGCCGTCTACACGCCTCAGAACTACTTGTCTGACGGTACTGTCCAGTGCGGTGGTTTTGCGTTTGCTGTAGCCGCCTCCACAACCGGAACAGCCGTGAAATTCCCAATCGCATCCTTGAAGGGCTCTGCAGGGGCCAAACCGATCGGTTTTGTTGAGCGCACGTTCACGGCGTCCATCGAGCTGGGCACAGATACTCCGGACATTTATCCGAAAGGATCTGAACTGACGATTGCAGTGAGAGGCGATTACTACATCGTCGCACCTGCGGCCGCAACTCTCGGTCAAGCTGTTCTCTGTGATCCGACTACCGGCGCCATCACGTTTGGTGATGCCGGCGCCGCAAATGACACTGGTTGGACGGTTCAGACGGCTGGCGCAAAAGGCGACACGATCATCATTTCCAATCACGGCCTCGGTTATCAGCCTGCCGCGAGTGGATCCTAATCTGAGGTAAAAAATGAACGATTTTGAATTAGCAAAGCAAAAAGGCGTGCATGGTGTGGAAGCAAAAGGATTCATGTCCTATTCCACAGACGCCAAAGGTAAGATCAACGTCGATTACGATGCAACGGTTAAGGCAATGGCTCGAGATGCTGCATTGCAGACTCCTGTGTCTGTCGGCGTCCCGTCAGTCTTCACGACATTCATTGACCCGCAGGTCGTCCCCATCCTGTTTGCCGCCCAGAACGCTACAAAGATCTTCGGCGAAGAACGCAAAGGGGATTGGACTGACAATTTCTTCACCTTCCCGGTCGAAGAATACGCAGGCAATGTGACTCCTTACTCTGACTTCGCAGAGAACGTCTCCACAGACGTAAACGTGGAGTACCCGACTCGTGAAAACTTCCTGTTCCAGACCGTCATCAAGTATGGCGACCGCGAAGTCGGTCTTGCGTCCAAGGCCAAGTTGAATGTTGTTTCTTCTAAACAACAGGCCTCTGCCTACGTTATGGCAATGGCTCACAACAAGTTCGCGCTTTATGGTGTCGAAGGTAAGAAGGTCTACGGTCTGTTAAATGACCCGAACCTGAACGTTTCGATTTCTCCGATCTCCATCACCACGGGTTCTACCGCTAACTCTACGTGGGCGGATAAGTGCGCCGCTCAGCCTGAAAAGACTGCAAACATTGTCTATAACGACATTAACAAGCTGTGGGCTGAAATCAGTAAGAACAACGGCGGTCTTGTTGACCAGAACTCCCGCATTATTCTCGCTGTCAGCAACACCAGAGCTCCGTACTTGACCGAACCGAACTCCTTCGGTCTTACGGCCATGTCCATGCTCAAGCAGTCCTTCCCCAACATCGAAGTAGTTCAGCTTCCTGAGCTGACTACAACTGCTGGTGAAATGCTGTACATGACCGTCCCGGATCTGTTTGGCATTGAAACCGGTATCTGCGCATTCTCTGAGAAATACTTTTTGGGTCGTGTGGTTCCGGAAATGTCCAGCTACAAGCAGAAGGTCGTTGGCGGAACTTGGGGCGCTGTTATTCGTCGGCCCAGTCTCGTCGCAACAATGCTTGGCGTCTAACCTGAAATAACCAGCTACGGAGGCCCGATCTCTC